CGTGAGGGGGCCCAGTTAGGTTTACTACCTAAGGAGTGTTGCTTTGTCTGCAACATTAGCCCATCGGAGCAACTTATGACCAAGCCGTACCACAGAGAGTCCGAGTCAGGGGTCCACTTTGAAAGGTGGATCGATGACGGGTTCTCCCTCATTGGCCCTATTCAAGCTCACCGTAGGTGGCTTGACCAGGCCAATGGTACGACTCTGCCTAATTGGCGCACGCTTATCGCTAATCACGATGAAGCCACTACGCCTTTTAATGCAGTTCAGGTGTCCGTTGAAAAGACACCTGGATACTTGTGGCGTAAAGGTTGGACCAGCCATGTTCATGTTCCCGCGAACGAGGCTCAATGCCTCGTCTACGGTGACTTTGATCAGACTGATTACAGCCTTTCTGTCCACCAGGGTCGCTCTGATTCAGATGCCATCGCGATGGCAGCTACGCAGTTCTTTAACCGCGCACACAACGCCATGGTCGCCCTTGAGGGCGGCGAGCTGTTGGGTGAGATCGGTGAGACTGTAAGGGAAATTAAGCACTTATCCAGGGACATGACCACGCTTTTTCGAGATTGGCGTCGCACGATTCGTCGTGCACGTCGTATCAAGAAAGCCGGTCGTGCCGTTGCTGGTATAGTGTCAGATGCCTACTTGCGCTGGAAGTTTGGCTGGGATCCGTTGGCAAAAGATGTGAACACACTTGCTAATGGCCTGAAGGATGACTTCGAAGAAGTCGTTCCTCTCAAGGCACATGGCAGTTCTGTTTACAAATATGTCCCGGATACCGACCTCGCTTTCAACGATAATAACCTCGCGCCGACTAAGAAGGTCGTTCAACGATCTGAAGAGACGACTGTGAGGTATAAGTTTGGCGTCCGCGTCAAACGGTACGGTGCTGGAGGCTTAGTGGAGACCCTTGGCCTTTCGCCAAGAAATTTTCTCCCTACTGTCTACAACCTGTTACCGTGGACGTACATGATTGACTATTTCTCCAATCTTGGGTCGATAGTCTCAGCTATTGCTTTTGACGACGCTCGTATTTCATTCTGCTGTCAGACTGTGAGGCGTCTTGCTAAGGTCGAAGTCATCACTGGCTTCGATCCGCAGACGCCTCCGCCTGGCTTGCCGAATTGGGACGATGCGCCGGGCTCTCCAATAGCTGTCCCTTCGCGTGTTCTCTGGACGTCCAAGTCGGTCTCAAGGGGCCAAGGTGCTCCCCTGGTGCCTCAACTTCGGTTGAAGCTACCTAACTTCGCCACTACTGGCGGAGCTATTCAAGGGATTAACATCGCGGCAGTCCTTGCAGGTCAGACTTGGGGTAGTTCGGAGATGTCTCGGTTTCGCAATGGCTAGTAACCTTGCGCGATCTTTTTAACAATTGAGGTCTAAACATGACTCTCGCAGTGCCTGGCACAATCAACCAGGCGGTCAGTGCTGTAACGGGGTTTACCACTCCGACTTATACCACTGTGCAGTCTTCGACGACGGTTCCCAATGGGAAAACCGCTGTCGTTACTGCTAAAGGTGGCACTCAGCCTGCTGGCGTGGACGTTCATTCCGCTTCGCGGAATTTTTCGTTCCTGTCAATCAGGCCGGCTGTCATTCGTGGCCTCCCTCCGCTCAACGCGGCGGGTCAGCTCGTCAATGTCCCGATCAATGTGTATTCACTCGGTACGAAGAAAGGTATGACAGTTCTGTCAGGCCAACCTTCGCAGCATGGATACATTAAGTCTCAGCTCGGCATCCCTGCCGGCGCTGATACTGCTGATCCGGACAACATCGCAGCCATGATCCTCGCCCACACGATGTGTCTTGCGCAGATTGCGCAGGAAATCGTGAATACGGCGAAGTCTGGCGAAATCTAGGTCTTCAGGAGTACTTTATGACCGACACGAAAAAGTGCGGTGCCTTCCTTGTAAAGATCCGTCGTTTGACGGACGGGAAGTGTATCGTATTCTCTGAACGTCCTAGTGATGTTCTCGTCCTTGATCTGTTTTCTCTTGTGAACCCTAAAGCTGACTTCTCGCATTTCCGATTTGTATCTCGCGATACAACGGTTGCGATGGTCATTACTATCGGGGAAGATGTTGACAGTGTAGTTGAGGGCGGGTATTCGTACCCGATCCGCTTCACTCAGCGTGCTCCCCATCGCCTGCTTAAACGCAGGCGGTGGGTTAGCCACTGTTTCACTGCTCGCATCGCCACAAGTCAAGCAGAGGCGCTCGTTCGCCGGCTGTTAAAGGCCGGCTATGAGTACCGTTAAGGACGATGACGAGACAACATGGAGAGGATTCTCCCATGCCGCTCTTGTCGACGCTATCACTGCGGATCTCGTTTCATCTGGCTGGTCTTGTGATCCAGCTCAATGTCACGATGAGTCCAGTGCCTTCGTTCAAGTTGCAGGTGACTCGCTCCTGCGCTCACTCTTTAAAAAGTGGCGCTCGAGCAGTTCTGTAGCCGAAGACCGGGCACTTTTAACGTTCCTTGAGGCTAATTACCTTTCGGAGCGGTGGACTTTACCTCCAGAGTTTTCCTTCAACGGTCGTTTTTCAACGATCTTTGGTAGGATTAAGTGGGAGCTTGAGAAGCTCTTGCACCCTGATGGTATGCCCCTCGTCTCCTCTTTCCAAGAACTTTGGGAAGTCGGGTATTCGGGGCCGGGCGCGAGTATCTCTGCTGACGGACAAAGCTTTTATGCTAAGTTCGGGAGCAGCACGCTTAGTGCCACATCCGCAGATCTGTATTTTTCATACAGAAAGTACGTGCTAAGACGCGATCTCTGGACGGAGGCTGAATGCCTCAGGGTCCAGATAGCTAATATCTTAGACGTAGTTGATTCGTCTCGCACTTCTTTTGCACCGAAAAACGCTGATACAGCACGGCTAATCTGTACTGAGCCTTCACTTAATATGTTCGCGCAACTAGGCTTGAAGGTTCTCCTTGACCGGAGAATTCTGCAAGCCTGGAGCGTGGACATGAAGGACCAGCCAGAGATAAACCGCCTCCTCGCGAGGATTGGGAGTGAGACCCAAGAGTTTGGTACTCTTGATCTCTCTTCCGCATCCGACTCAGTCTCGGTCGAGCTATGCCGACAGTTGCTTCCAGGTTGGTTTTTTAACCTACTTATGGATTTGCGATGTAAGCAAACGTTCGTTCCGAGCCATGGGCTTAGCGTGGACCTCGGTATGATCAGCACGATGGGGAACGGTTTTACGTTCCCCGTAATGACGATCATATTGAGCTGTGTCATTCGAGCTGTCTACCACGACCTTGGTATCCCTATTCAGGATGCCCGGAGAATCATGGTTGGCAGTCCAGCGCGTTTCTTAACCGCGGTTCCCAATTGGGCTGCATTCGGTGACGATCTAATCGTTAAGCGTGAAGCTTACGATCTCGTCGTCGATGTGCTTTCCCTTCTTGGGTTCGAGGTGAACGCTTCGAAGTCCTTTAACTCAGGACCGTTCCGCGAATCCTGTGGCCACGATTATCATCATGGCCTTAATATCCGCGGTGTCTACCTCAAAAGGTTAACATCGCTCCAGGATCTCGCGGTCGCTGTCAATCTACTAAATCAATGGTCTGCGCAGACAGGAATCTGTTTGCGCAGGGGCGTTCGATACTTGATGTCCCTTTTTCGGGATTCTCAAGTGTTCTACGTCCCGTACTCGATGCCACTTGACAGCGGCATTAGAGTACCAAGAGATTTGGTACCAAGTTTCGTCAGGATGACCCGCAAAGGGCCAGACTGGCGATATAAGACATGCTTCAAAGCATGGACTTCGGTACCTGCGAAGGTACGATTTGGAGATGGGGTTGTAATGGTCCCATCTGGTTGTCGAAGGTTAGGTTATAACGCTTCGGCGTTGTTTCTTAGCCTCCTTTTAGGCGAAGTTAGGGACGGAGTCATTAGTATTAGGCAAACCCATACTAATCTCTACCGTACGCAGTGGCACGTTAGCCCGAATTGGGACTATGTGCCACCGTCATACTGGTTTAACCACCAGAGTGACTGGCGGCGCTTTGCAAGCGCCGTCTACTCGAACCTTTTCGAGTAGATCTGGG